TATCGGTGCAATTATTGGGATGTTAAATAGACGGCAGGGTGATGAAGGTACTCGTGGATTAAAAGACGCACCTACACCTTTAGTTGCTAATAGACAGCAAATTACCCAACCTATAGGTGCTGCCACAGGACAAGGACAACGATACTTTAGTCCAACAACTTATACAAATACTCCTGAACCACAAAACTTACCTGTAAATGTAACAGGTGGTGGATTAGAAGGTTTAAGAAAACCAAAACCTGAAGAACCAAGCCGTGTTGATGAAACAGGAAGACCAAGACCGCCACAACCTATTTACGAATTTCCGGAACCACAACCGTTTCCAATGGATGTTGGACGGCAACCTGATTATCCACCTCAAGAACCAAAACCAATACCTCAAGAACCAAAAATAAACTACAACTATAGAAAAGATATTCCGTATTACATGATGGAACCTGAAGTAGATAAAAATGGTCGAGTTACATATCCACCACAATACGAAGAACCCCGAGCAACAATACCCATGATACCTACGCCAGTAGGGGGTGGGAGTATGCCCGCCGACTTACCAATACCTCCGAAGTATAACGGTCCTATATTTGCTGGAGGTGGGTTAGCTAATATACCGTTAGAACAAAACCCTGTGCTTATGTATGCTTATGGTGGTTTATCAGATTTAGGTGGCTATACTCACGCTGCTGGGGGTAGAATGTTAAAAGGACCGGGCGATGGTATGTCTGATTCTATTCCGGCATCAATTGCTGGCAAACAACCCGCAAGATTAGCCACAGATGAGTTTGTGATACCTGCTGATGTAGTGTCTCATTTAGGTAATGGGTCTAGCGATGCAGGTGCTAAAGTGTTATACGATATGATGGCTAGAGTTAGAAAAGCCCGTACCGGTAAAGCGATGCAAGGTAAAAAGATTAACCCTCAGAAATTGATGCCCCGATAAGGAATAATTATGGCAGACCCAACTACTCCTATAACTACAGCTACAACACCTACCCCGACAGCTACTAATCCGTTAACTGCGGCGGGGGCAGCAACTAATACCATTCCTAATATTACTTCACAGGAATCTACGGTATCTAATTATGCTGCGCCTTATGTTAGTGATATGCTGGCTAAAGGGCAAGCTCTTGCTTCTACTCCGTATCAAGCGTATACAGGACAGTTAGTAGCGGGTCCTTCAGACTTACAGAATAAAGCGTTTTCTGGTATCGGCTCGTTAACTATGCCAAGTGGATTTGGTACTGCACAAACAGGTATGCAGAATATTGCTAATAATACTTTTGGTACACAACAAGCCCAGCAGTATATGAACCCGTATTTGCAAATGTCTTTAAACCCGCAGCTTGAAGAAGCTCGCCGTCAATCTCAAATTACACAGATGCAAAATTCTTCTAAGTTGGCTGGTGCTGGGGCATATGGTGGAGGTAGACAAGCTATTATGGATGCAGAAACCCAGCGTAATTTGGGTACAAACTTAGCAAGTATTACCGGTCAAGGATACAACACAGCCTATAACAACGCTCAACAACAATATAACGCCGAGCAGAACCGTGCGCTACAAGCACAACAAGGTATTGGTTCATTAGCAAATACACAGAATCAAGCTAATTTAGCTAACCTAGGCGCACAGTCTACTGCTGGTGCGGCACAACGAGATATGCAACAACAAGCCGATAACGCTGCTAGACAGCAGTTTGAAGAGGAACGTGCTTACCCACAGAATCAACTTAAGTTTCAGCAATCGTTGTTGCAAGGTTTACCAATTACTACGCAGAACTACTACACTGCGCCGCAAACGCTGTTTAACTCGGCTGTAACCGGTGGGGGTAATACAATAGACCTGCTTAAAGGGATGTTCCCTGATTGGTTTAAAAATGCAACTGCGTCTACAACTACACCCGCAAAGCCTTAAAGGATAAACTATGGCTATTTCTACATCTCCTATACCGACTACTCCTGCGGAACTAGATGCAATCAAAAGAAGATTGCAAGACCCCACTATTGACATAGCTAAACTACAACAATATGCCACAGGGTTGGAACCATCTATCCCCGGATATATAGCACTAGGAGAAATTTCTAGGCGCAGTCGTTTGGTACAAAACCAGCAAGCGCAAGGTGCTAACGATAATACACCAACGGTTTTGCAGCAAACAGCCCAAATGGCACAAAAACCACCGGCACCACCACAAGGTATAGCCCAAGGTATGTCGCCGGGAGCACCCCCACCACAAGGTGGACAGATGCCTCCTCAAGCACCGCCTCAGATGCCACAAATGCCTCCTAAACCAGTAGCCGCAGCTAATGGTGGGTTAATGCAGTTACCTATGCGTCCTGATATGTTTAGACGTAGTGACTATGCTCACGGTGGAGTAGTACACTTTGATGGTACAGATGAAAGTCAAGTACCGGAACCAAAACCAAGGTCTGCGTTTAGAGAAGACTTAGATAGTTTTGGAAATAGACTTCATAATTTTAAAAGAGATAATCCTACAATTGCTTCTATACTAGAAGGACTAGCGCTTGGTCCAGCGGGGGTAGCAGGGTCGGCGGCGGCAGCAGCAGCTAAACCAATATATAAATATTTTACTCAACCTCCTTCTAAATTATCTAAAGAAGAGCAACAAGGTATAGATACTGGTTCGGGGCAAAAGATAACCACCCAAACTACTGAAGACCCCAATGCAAATATAAAAATATTACCTAGCGGTCCCTCCGGTGGTGGGGGTGGTGCTCCAGCAGTAGATAAAGACGTAAGAAGAACACTAGATAACATATATAAATACACTGAACAAAAACCACCAAGTGTACCAACTATGGAAGAACTAGAAGCCGAAAAAGAAAAGCGTGGTTTAAATGCGCTACCTAAAACAAGTACATCACGATTAGAAGAAGTTCAAAAATCTTATAATAGACCCCGTACTTGGGATGAGAATCTTAGTTTAATGAAACAAGATGCGTTAAGAGCACGTTCCGGTGCAGGGTTTAGTGATACTGATATAGGTGGTGCTGCAAGATCACTTGATGCGTCTAACAGAGAAAAATCTATTGCTATATCTTTAAAATTAGAAGAGATTGAAAATCTTGATAGAAAAGCGGAGTTTGCTTTTAAAAATGGTAATTTTGAAGCTTATAAAAAATATATTGATGAAAGAGAAAAAATTGCAAGAGACGTTCAAAAAGATCAAGCAACTATTTCTAGCCATTCTCTTTCAGGCATAGCACAAAATCAAAAAGCAGCTAATGTTGGTGCTGGTGGTCTTGGTAATCTTAGAGGTGCTACTACATTAAGTGAATCAACTATTACAAAAGCTAAAACAAATATTAACGAGTTTGTTAATTCACCAAGATTAGATTCAGAATTTTGGGATTTTGTACCTAATGCAGATGTAATAAAAGAAAAACTTAGAATAGGTAAAAAACCCGGCAATGCAAATTATGATAGCGCAATTCAAGATTTACAAAAATTTAAGTCTGACATATACAATGGGTATGTTAGTGATCTTCGTGGTGAAAGAGCTGTTGCAACTAAAAAACAAGTTAAATAACTATGGCTAGAGTTCAAATTGATGGGGTAGGAATTGTTGAGGTTCCTGACGGCACTAATGAAGAAGTAATGGCTAGTGCTCGGGCAATCCGAGATAGATATGCGGTTGCCCCTGTTGATTACAGAGAACAAGGTTTGGGTGCGTTAGTTTCTAGTGGGTTCCAGCGTTCTTTAGAAGGACTTAAAGGTACAGCACTTGACCTACTCCCTGCTTTGGGCGGTTCTATTATCGGTGCTGATGATTATGCCAAACAACAATTAGACGAGTATAAAGAACGGATGCAGAAAGCTGAACAAGCTAATCCAACTGCATTTAAATCTTATAAACAAGTAGACAGTTTTGGTAATTTTCTTGGTGCTGGAGCCGAGACTTTAGGTGAACTTGGTCCAGATGTAGCGGCATTTGTTGCTAGTTTGTTAACAGGTTCATTTGGTGCAGGTGCGCTTGCAAGAAGAGGTACGGCAGAAGTTGTTGAGGGTTTAGCTGGAAAATTAGCTGCTAGAAAAGGTATTGAGTTATCTGCAGCTAGAGAAGTTATAAATAAACAAGTTACAGGTGCATTGGCTGAGAAGTCCGCTAAAGAGTTGGGCGGTAAAATTGGACTCGGCGCAGCTTCTGCTGGTATAAATATACCTGATACGCTTCAAGGTATTTATGAAGATACTGGAGAATTAAGACCTGACCTTGCACTTACTATAGGTTCTTTAGTTGCGGCTCTTGATACATATCTACCTTCAAAACTTTTAAGTCAGCTTGGTTCTGCAGGCAAAGCCAAATTAGCTGAAGAGATGCTTAAAAAATCCAGCGTAGTTCCTACTACTTGGAAAAAAGAATTTGGTAAAGCATTAGGTACAACAGCTTTAGGAGAAGGGTTAACTGAAGGTGCGCAAGATTCATTACAAATTTTTGCCAGTCAATTAGCTGGAAGTAAAGACCCATTTTTCTCGCCTGAGAACATAGACCGTATTATTACTAGTATGTTTAAAGGTACTATAGGCGGTGGTATTGTTGGTGCGCCGGGAGCAGCTGTTGAAGCGTCTCAAGTTAAAGCCGATAGACTAGCTAATATTGCAGCACAGAAAGCCCAGCAGCCACCAGTACAACCACCAGCACAAATTAATCAACCTCCAGCTGGGGAAAAAAGCGCATTTGAAACTCAGCAGCCTGACTTGTTAGGGTTTTATAAAAACTTAGAGCAAAAGCCTCCTCAAGCTGCACCAAAAGAAGTTGACCCTTTAGCACAACGTACACGGGAGTTATTTGAAGAGTTTGTTAGTAAAGGTATGCCCCCTGCACAAGCAACTAGACAAGCTTATGAACAAGCCCGTGCAGAACAACAGAACGATAAAATGTATTCTGTTGAAAGTGGTGAAGTAGCTGACCCTCGTATAGCAAACTCTCGTCAAGGTGTATTACAGTTTGCGCCTCCTGCGCCGGAAGCCAAGCCTAGTACTCAGATTTCTGAGCAATTACAAGCGGCACAGAAACTACGTGAAATTAATTTAGCGCATCAACAAGCCGTACAAGAGAAGCAAGCCCAAGTAGAAAAAATTGCACGGCAATCTCAAGCCCAACAACAACTTAATCTTGCCGGATTGCTTCCGGAACAAAAAACTTTTAGACCGCCAACAGCTAACGGTGCTCCTGCAGCTCAACAGCAGTCTGACTTGTTTGGTGAGCGTGGTCGTCCTTCCCGTACAGAAGGTATTCGCCAAGGGCAAACGCAAAGTTTGCAAGAAGATTTAACATATCAGCAACCGCAAATTAGTACTGTGCTTGATGCAGAAACATTAAAAAACACTGGTCTCAAACCACAGTCAGGATATTACAAACAACTACTTGGTTTAGATATGGCTAACCCAGATGACCAGATAAAACTTGGTCAGGTGTTAACTGCAGCTAGACAGAATACAAGAATGAATCAAGCACCGATAGAATTTCTACGGAACCAAGCATTTACTGAATTAGCAAAACAACAATCTTTACCTTTAACGGAGGCACCCCGTGGAACTAAACCCGCCGCAACTGTCAGTAGACCAAATGGAAAGAGCGTTCCTGTACCTAACAGACCAGCACCCGCTGCCGGAAGACCTGCGCCAATTAAACCTGCAGGAGTGGGTGTTTTTGAGAATGTTGCTACAGGACTTGGAGCAGGAGAAGCGGTACAGTCGAGTGCATTAAAACCGCCAGTTAAAAAACCATTAACTGATATGGAGAAAGCCCTTTTACAAGCTGAACGTAATCTTAATAAAGATGAAGCTAAAGGAAAAGATGTATCTAAAGCAAGAAAAGAATTAGCAGAAGAAAGGGCTAAACTAGCCGAGCCAAAGCCAAAGACGGAAGAAAAGGCAGAGCCAAAAGTAGTAAAAGCACCAGAAACTATTGAAGGGTTAGAACGACAAATTAAAAATAACAATGACTATTTAGAAACAATTAAAGACCCTAAACAAAAATTAGAAATTCAACGTGAAAATTTTAAATTTAAACAACAGTTAACAGAATTAAAGGATATTACCGGGAAACGTGAATTTGATAAGATTAAAAATGAAATTATTAAATTAGCCGAGGCTGGAGAAATAACCGATGCGGACGTTGGAAGAATGCTTGAAGCACTTGAGTCGGGAGAATCTTACGAACAGTCTGTAAAAAATGCAACCCAAGCATTAGATAATATACGTAGCAATAAATTATTTCAAATAATAAAATCTACTCCCGGTGTAAATGTAGGAAGGTTAGCTAAATTAATTGGTCCAAAATTATATGGCAACCCAGATTATATAGCGACTGTATCTATAAAAGAATTAATTCAAAATTCTTTTGATGCAATTAAAGAAGGTTTAGAACTTGGCGATATAACAAACGGGGAAATATCTATTACTATGAACGAGTCTGATAGGTCTATTACTATTCTAGACAACGGTACAGGTATGGAAGCAGCAGTGCTTGGCAAAGAATTTTTACAAATTGCGGGAACAAAAAAAGGAACTACTAGACCATCAGGTAGTTTGGGTATTGCTAAAATGTTATTTTTATTTGCTAATAAAGAATTAAAAGTTACTACGTTAAAAAATAATAAAGTTAGCGTACTTGACACTACGGGGGAAACTTTATACGAAGCTTTAGACGACCCATCGTTTGCTCCAGATATTAACGTAGAAAAACCAACCGCCGCAGATTTAAAAATGTTTCCTGAAGGGCATGGTACCCACATAAGAATTACAATTCCTGAAACATATATAAATTCTTCTACTGGAGAAGAAACAAAAATTGATTTTGATGGAGACCTTTACTATCATAAAGTTTTAATGTATAGCCCGTTGTTTGATAATATTGAAGTTAAATTTAATAATAAAATATTAAATATTGGTAAAAACTTTGATATAGACGAATACACAACTTTTGCTAATGCTAATTTTAATTGGGGTACCGCTAGAATTTACGTTACTAAAAATCAACAAAAGAAATATGGTAATAATACACATATTTTATCAAACGGATTATGGCAATTTAGTACAAAAATAAAAACTAACCCAATGGATTATCTGTCGGACCCAATTGGCAGAGAATTTTATATAGATGTTGTACCAAAAGTAAAAGCAGAAGACCCCGGATATCCTTTTGAATTAAGTAGGCAATCATTTTCTAAAGTAGCGCAAGAAGATTTTGAAAAAATATTTAATTATATTTCTGTTTTATATAGACAAATTGATTTTACTAGCGATGCGTTAGATTTTGGATACGTTCAATATTTAGAACCATCTATGATTGGTTCAAAAATAAAAGTAACCGCTAAAGAAAAAATAGAACCCAAAGGTCCTGAAAAAACAGCAGCATCTGCAATAAATCTTGGAGATGAGGTAAAAGTTGAAAACGGGCAACTAATAGTTAATGGTAGAAAAATTCCGGAATTAAATACAAAAGATTTAGAATCAGTATTTATAGATACGGATTCTTTAAAAGTTGACCAATCAACTATTAAAAATGATAAAGTCATGTTACATGATAATCTTGAAATTCCTATAGAAAGAACTAAAGCAGAAATAAAAGCTGATATTGATAAATTTCAACAAGAAATGGATGCTTTAGACAAACAAGTAGATGCTACTTATGAAAAAGATGATTGGGAATCTAAAGAGCAAGAAAAACTTAGGGAAAATTTAAGAAACGAAAAATATGCTATACGTGAAAAAAGAGACAAAGCTGACGATGAATTAAATGGATTTGGGTTAACTGTTTATTCAAGTATTACAGATATAGCAAGGTATAAATTTGGCGACAGATTTGACAAATTTATGTACGAAATTGGAGATGTATTTAAAGATTTACGAGATGCTGTTGCCAAACATCTTAATTATAAAGATTTAAAAAAAGAAGGTATTGGTATATCTTTTGATAAAGAATATCGTGGTGTTAGTATTCGTATACCATTTATTGGATTATTTGTTAACCCAGCTTTACCAGAATTTTCAGATGTAACACGAGCGGCATATGGTACGTTTGGAACAATGATTCACGAACTTGCACATCATAAAGTAAGAAGCCACGATGCAGCATTTCCGGCTGAAATGCAAAAAATTATCCTTAGTTTAAAAGCTACAAAAGGATTTGATTTAAACGCCCTTGAAAATAAATTGTTAAAATCTTTTCAAGATAATGAAGATATATTTGTATTTATAAATAAAGAGGCTAAGAAAAATGACGCACGATCTATTGGAAAGCAGTTTACAGATGGCTCACAGCAAACCGCAACTGGAGACGTACCTTCAGACATGGTTAAGTCTGGGGATAAAAGAGAACGCCCCCTCGCAGTATCTAGGAATGTTAAATCAAGGGTTGAAGATGTTGCAGCAAAGCAAGTCTTTAGAGGAATACCGTCAAAAAATACAGAAACTGTAGAGAAACAACAAGCTACGCTTCGTAATAAACCCAATGTTCCGGGAGTTACAGGTGAAGATGCTCAATCTATATTTGATGGGTTTATAGATAAGATAGCTAACGCACCGTTTATGAATCAGAACCGTGCAAACGCATTACATGAGGTACTTAAGAAAGGTGTATTCGGCAACGCACTAACTGCAATCCTTTCTTCCCTGCCTGTTAATGTGCTGGGTATGGAAGCTGAACGGGTTGGGTTAAAAGGTGCTACAGGCATTGGTAAATTAATTGACGAGCAATCTCAATATATTAACGGACAAAATGAAAAAATTGAACCGCTAGTTCGTAGGGCTGAAGCGTGGGTTAAACAAGCAACTCCTGAGATGGTTAAATTATTTAATTCTGTTGTATACGGTAGTACAACAAGCAAAGCCGACCCAACTAAAGAAAAAACAGATTATCCAGAGGCTACGCAAAAAGATAAAACTTGGGATGCAAATTACAACAAGGTAAAAGCCGAGTACAACAGATTAAGTGGGTCTGGTAAGAAGTTATATGTTGATATGCGTAATGCTTACAGCGCTACATACAATGAAATTGTTAGGGCAATCAATGAAAGAATTGAAACCTTTAGCGTAGACGACACTATTAAAGCAAAAATTAAATCCGATATTATGGCTAAATTAGTTGCACAAGGTAAGATTGAGCCTTACTTTGCCTTAACTCGTAAAGGTAATTACTGGTTGTCGTATAACATGAGAGATAAAAGTGGGCAGGTAGAAACTTATATCGAAGCGTTTGAATATGAACGTGCTCGCACTAGAGCCATAGAAGAACTTAAAAAAGAAGGTGCTTCTAACATTGAGCAGTTTTCTAAACTAGCTGAGTATCAATATACCCGTGCGCCATCAGGAAGTTTTGTTAATAAAGTGTTGCAAGTATTAGAGAGCAACAAACCTAAACTACCCGATAATGCTACGGCTAATCAAAAAGAAAAACATAAAGCAGCGTTAGAAAAATACGAAGAAAACTCCGAAGAAGTAATGCGTCTATACATTAGTACGTTGCCGGAAACATCTTTTGCTCAGTCATTTAGAAAACGTCAAAACGTGTTAGGTTACAAAGAGGATGCTGTAGAAGCGCTACGGGACCGGTTGTATAGTACAACTCAACAAGTTGGTAGGATGATATACGGTGCAAAGATTAACAAGTTAATGTCGGACATGAAGACATTATCTAAAGCGATGACTAAGGGTACTGACGCTAAAGATAATAAACTAGTTAATGAATACATAAAAATATTTGAAAAGCATATTGCCGCAAATAGTGCGAACAATAACAATATCATAACAAAAACAGCTAACCTTGTTAACACACTTACTTTTAACTATCAATTAGGGTTTAACGTGTCCTCGGCAGTTGTGCAGTTAGCGCAGTTGCCAATGGTAGTAATGCCATATCTAGCCGGAGACCATAGTTGGACAGATACAATAAAAGAAGTAGGTGCGGCTAGAAGAGCATTTTTTGCTAGTGGGTATGCTAAAACCGCAGAGATGATTGGTAGTAAAGAAAAAGTTACTGGTAAAGCTATGCCGTCTATGAGCAATTACGACTTTGACAATGCTAAATTACCTGCCGAAATTAGAAGGTTAAAAACTTTGTATGATTTGGCAGCGGGAGAAGGACAGTTAAACCGTTCCTCATTCTATGATGTGCTTGAAGTTGACGGGCGTAAAAATATTCTTAACACAATAAATACTACTTCCGGCTGGGCGTTTCATCACGCTGACCGTATGAATCGTGAAATATCTTTAATGGCTGCATATAATTTACAGTTAGCTAAATTACACGGTAAAGGTATTAAGGGTCAAGCAGCTGAAGACGCTGCCGCCAGATACGCTGTAGATGTAGCTAAATTAACAAACGGTAATATAGCCGCAGGTAACGCACCGCTTATTTCTAAAAATGCTTTAGGTAAGGTGCTGTTTATGTACAAAGGGTACGGGGTATCCATGTACTATTTACTATTTAAAATTACAAGAGATGCTTTGCAAAACCAAGATAAAGAGGTGAAGAAAGCTGCTATGCGACAAATTGCTGGTATATATGGTACCGCTGCGTTGTTCTCAGGACTACAAGGGGTACCAATGTTTGGTATGGCTGCTATGGTATACAACTTGTTTGCAGATGATGACGAAGATGACTTTGAAACTGCAACCCGTAAATATATTGGTGAGTTTGTATACAAAGGTTTGATTAATGAAATTACTGGATTAGATGTTGCCGGACGTATTGGTTTAAGTGATTTAATATTTAGAACAAACCCAACATCTCAATCTGCAACATTCCAAGATGCGTTCTTACAAACCTTTGGCGGACCAGCTTACGGTGCGGGTTCTAAAATTATGCGTGGGTTAAGCAAGATACAAGAAGGCAATATAGAACGTGGTATTGAAGATATACTTCCGTCTTTCTTAGGTAACGCTATGAAGAGTTTCCGGTACGGTACCGAGGGCGCTACGACAATGCGTGGTGACCCAATGATTGAAGATTTCAGTATCTTTAGTATAGGTGCACAAGCATTAGGGTTTACCCCCGCTGAGTTGTCTTTACAACAAGCAATCAATGCTAAAAACAAAGGTATTGAAAAAGCAATTCTTGATGAGAAAAATAAACTGTTACAACGCTATAACATTTCTGACCGTGTTGGCGATGTTGAGGCTAGAGAAGAAGCTAAAGAAAAATTAATGGAACTTAATCGTAAACATCCGGGTCTTGGTATTAATGCAGAAACATTTGAAAGATCAAGTCGTGCATTCCTTGACGCAAGTAAACGGATGGTAAATGGTGTTCAATACAGTAAGAAGTTAGAACAAGAGATGCTAGATAACATCGCCGCATACAACTAAAAAAATCCCCCGCAAGGGCGGGGGCAAAGTGAAGGAGCACTACATTTACAATCGGAGAGAGAGTGATTGTGCAATCATAATATCACAGAACTCTCCAAAACCGCATCCCCAATTTACCATTTTCTATCCGGTCAAACCCTTTTAGCTGTATTTGCTTAAGCCTTGCTACTTCTTGCATCTCTTTGTTTAACTTTGTAAGATTGATTGCAGGTATAAATGTAGACGTTCCTACAACAAACTTGTCCCAATCAACCTCAATCCGTACTCCATCAGGACTAAGTTGGTCAAATTTCAATGCTATTGATTTTGGGGATTTCTGCATCATCTTCCATAAAGTCTATACAATCTACAAACAAAACGCTATGTGATGGTAAGTTATTATTAGTGCCCTTACCCATACGCTTCTTGTCTATCTTTGCTTTCGTTCTACCCTTCTTGAGTGCTTCAATAAATCCCGAATAGTTTATCTGTTGCTTAACGCACCACGATTTTAAAGGTGCCATAAATAGATACAACATCTTAATATCATATTCATACCGCATTACAAAGGTAGCCCTTGGTGAACCGTCAGGCACAACTAAATGGTCTACACCGGAAGTGGGATTCCGTGCATCATCTGTACTTTTAATCCGTAGTACATTGGTATAGTTCTCAGCCCAGTAAGAAGTCAGAATACCCTCGGCATCTATATCAAGTTCGTTCTGCGTAGTCTGTGATTCTTTAACCTTCCCCAGCGCCCAAGCAAGTACAGGCTTTATGTCGTAACTTATTAATCCAACCTTCTTAGCAATCATCAACCCCATAATCGCATTGGTAATAAGTACGGAGTGAAACCTATCAGGGTTCTTGAACTCTGCCTTTTTATCTATAATAAGTTGAGTCTGCTTATACAACGCCCTTATCCCGGGTACGTCATTCATTACATATTGTAGAAACGGTATATATGCGTGACCATAGTTGTTATTAATTTTCTCGCTAAACTCATCCCCTTCTGCCTTAGATAAGCCAATAACTTCGTGGGCTTTTACTTCTAATATTCGAGCCGCCTCTGCTTTCGGCATTGCCTTGTATGCCGCAATTCGTTCTAACATACTTGTATTACCTGTAGTTACACAAGTCGTTTTCCAGTTCGCCCCTCTAATACGCTCTTGGTTACTACCCGAAGACATCCTATTAGGTTGCGAGCCGGAAGTAAAGTTATATGCAAAATTACTTAACCCTACAGGAATAGAGTTTGTAACCTCGTCTACAAACGTAGGTATATTTTTATGTAGTTCTACACGGTTTAGTTTAGAGTTAGCCGTATCGTTTTCTTTCAACACCAAAGTCCCGGGGTCCCCCCATATACTAGCGGCTGCAAACATTGCTGTTGTCTTACCTAACCCTGTCTCCTTACTATGAATGTGCAGTATCGCACCATGAATAGAAGTAAACGCAGAAAAGATTGAGCCGAAACCAAGTCCGATAACAAACTGATGCAACTCCATATTCGGCTTGTTATAAAACTCCATCGTCTCTTTCCAACCGTCTAGCGTACCCTTGGAGATAAAGGTTTCCCGAATCATCTTAGCCGTAGCCATAGATGGGGGGTTATGGTCTATACGGTCTGCATAAACTTCTTTATCCCCAACTACAAACGATTCAAATTTTTCGCTATCTGTCCAACCAAACTGCCTCCGTGCTACATCTGCTTTAACTTTAAATTGCATTTCATTAACCCATGTATTTACATAACTCATAATTTGGTCCATTTTAATTACGGCAACACCCTTGGTGGACATATGCTTTCTAAACTCATCCTTAGAAGTAATTGCCGAGAGTGGTACTGTATATTCTCTTACACCGTCTTTTGGTAAGTGCAACCGCACAACCGCTGCCTCACCTAAGTCGGAGTCCATTAGTCTACGGGTTACATACAAGTCGTTGTGATAAATCATTACCTCTATCTCATCTCCCTGCTTGATTATCCGTTTACAAACACCGCCATTCTTTGGTCTAAAATACGGCTCAGGATATTTAGGGATAACATAAGTCTGTGTATGCCCTTGGTCAATACCATATACCGTGTCTTCAACAATGTTGTCTTGCTCTGATGCTTCCTGTACTTCTCTACCTAAAACAATCGGAGACTTAACATTACCCTTGTTGGGGCAACCCGTACAACCTCCGGGGTTATACTCTTCAAACTTCACACAAGTATAAGGACCTCCTTTGATACCCATTAACTTCTTTTCTGTACCTTCGGGTGTATAGTCAGGGTACTCAGCAGAGATTTTGTGCATGGCAGTATCAGCATCTACACAAAATTTGGCAATAGATAATCCTGCTCTCCACATAGGCTCATTCATTGTGGCTTGATTCTTAATAATATACTCTAATTGTTTGCAACCTTCACCTGCTATTGTTTTTACTATTATTGTTTTAAATTTATTCGTAAAGTTACCAAGAATAGATTTTGTAACTTCGTCCATCTCACCACGGGGTATATAAGTCTTTTCTGCCTCAACTACTTCACCAATAATACCTTTAAAGAAACTAAACGGTAGACTCTGTGCTAGTTCACCAATAATGCTAACATCTCTTGGAGTCTCTAACTTAAAGTTCAAAGTCCCCGGAATCCTTAAAATACGAGCGGCATCGGCAGGTACAGCCCTATCAATCCGTAAATCACATTCGTCACAAAGCTTCTTAAACTTCTTAGCAACAGGTAACCACTCTTCCCGAGATATAGGTTCTGTAAATGCCCAGTATGCGTGTATACCCCCACCCGAATTAACAATCGTGGGTTTGGGCAACTTAATATCTTTACAGAACTTCCTCAGTGCAACTAATGCTTCTGCATGGTTAGCATAAGGTTTCTCCGCACCACAATCTAAATCTAGGAATAATGACCTAAGTTGTTTTACGTTCCTTGCCATCCTCGACTTGGCATCTTCAAATGTAGCTAGTGCGTAGTACGCATCATATCCGTTCTCCTTAAAATTCTCCGCCACTTTAATAACATCTTGAAGCTTGGTATAAAACTTTTGAACTACTTTATCCTGCGCTAGTCCAAGAATGCAGTAATATCCTTCGTCCCCAAGTATTTTTTCTAAAAATAATTGTGTGTTCATAACCACCTTTGAAGGTGGGGGCTACTTCTCTAACGCCCCCCGTAACTGTTAATTAAGCATCATCCCATTCGCCTACTAAGTCAGCTAATTCCGGTTCAGCTTTAGCGGCTGTCTTCTTAACTACGGCTTTCTTGGGTTCCTCAATTTCAGTTTCTTCTTTCGGTGCGGCTAACTGGGCTTTGGGTTTCTCTCCAACACCATCAGTCTGTGCTACGGTTAAAATAACTGCCGATAAAGCGGCTTGTGAATCTTTAGCCTGTTTCACTACCTCAAACTCTTCTTCAGTAACTACACGAATCGGCTTGAATGTTAACTTCGGTGTAGGACTTGAAGTATCAAACCGCATTTCAGTAATGACACCTGTAATCGGAGTGCCATTGTTTTTCAGATGCCGTGCATATGCTTGCAAAGGTAACTTACCCTTCTCGCCATCACCGAATACAGATGTTGCAGGTAGAACTAACTGATACACATCCTGCCCACCCTCTATAACTAATGCTAACCGTTGCTGATACTTACAAGCACGAGCATCGCCTTGACCAGAACCTTTAACATTTTTAGGGCAGCTTAGACAGTTGGCGGCTTGCTTCTCTTTTACTTCCGGTGCAGGACGCTGATTATCAGCAGACCAACAAGCAGGGGCAACAGCTTCGCCTTCAACATAACTACCTGCATAGAACACCCGAGAAATACTTGGTGCGGCTTTGACGATAACTACGTTCATAAAACGCTCTTCTGATACACGGTATTCCTTACCACCAACAAACTCACGGAATACACCACCCTTGATGCTAATACGTCTTGCACCTAAATCACCACCTGCTAATGCGTTGGTAGCGTCATCCATCTCACCTTTTAAATAGGCAGGTAAACCACCTTTAAACAAAGTCATCTCACTCATACTTCTCTCCTTAAATATCCTTGTCAGGATTGCTAAAATCAAATTCCAGTTGTACTGGCTCTTTTACTGCTTTTTCTACTGCTATTGCTACTTCTTGGGGAACACTTACCTCTGTGTTACGAAGTTTCGCTTCTACTTCAGACAACTTAAAGCGATAGATTCCTCCTAACTTCAAGGCAGGTATGTCCTCGTTTCGTATCCAAGTCCTTACGGTAGAAACTGACACCGCAAAGTGTTCGGCTACTTTTTCAATGGGGACATAAGCATCATCAACCATTTTTACTCCTTTTTACTGTAACTGAATACTCGTTGTTAGCGTTAAGTCCGGGGGGTATTATGTCCGGATTCTCTTCTAAAAAAGCCTTCAAATTGGTTTGTTGCAACCGCTTCTCCAATAAATCAGGCACCTCATGTTCAAGGATAAACTTGTGCATAGAAGTCCAATCGTTTGTCGTATAGCGTGTTAATACTGTGCGATATACAGTTCCCGACTCTGTTCTAATACTTTCGGCACCAACATCCTTCATGTGTTCAAGAATCGCTGTTTTTACAGTTCTCATCTTTTCCTCAAGTTCAGATATTTTAGCTTCAAGTTCCTTGTTCATTTCTTCTTTCTTAGTCCGCATCTTGATGTAAACACGGGTAAGTGATTCTATTGATACTCCTTCATTTTCCATCTTCTCTCTCCTCTAAAACTACAACTATACTATCAAACTTTAACTTAGTCAAGTAAATTCTTGTAAAGATCAACTAATTTTGTGTGATCGTCTATTTTGTTATCTAACATTTTGTAAATGTGCTTTTCTGCATTAGAACCTTGTAACTTGATTATGGTTACAGGATGTCTTTGCCCTGCCCTGTGAACCCTTGCATTTGCTTGTGCATAGGTTTCTAGTGACGGTACAGGACCCCACCAAATCACGGTATCAGCCGCAGTTAAAGTTACTCCATGCGCTGCGGCTTGTGGTTGAATAATTAATATTTTTGGGTCAGCAGTCTGTTGGAATCTTGCAAATATATCTGTTCGTTTACTTGCTGATACCTCACCGGAAATAACTTCAGCCGTGTAACCATCATTAGTCAGTCGCTCTAGTAAAATATGAATTACGTGCTTAAACGGTACAAATATCAATATTTTCTGTTTAGTCTCCTCGACTACCTCTTTCAGCACCTTGTATCTGTTTTTAATGTCAAAGGTAAGAGTCTGCCCGCTATCTGAGTACACCGCACCACAAGATATTTGTAGGAGTTTGTTTAAACCGACTGCGGCGTTAACAGACGTAATCTGTTCACCTGATGTTTGCACCACAAGTTGTTTACGCAAAAGCTCATAATACTTCTTCTGTTGGGCAGTAAGTTCCACATCCCTGATTACATAGGTCATCTCAGGTAAGTCTAGGCACTCTTCCTTAGT